CCTGAGTCTCTTGTAATTCAGCTTGTTTAATAGCCATCTCTAACTGAGCCATCTGTTGAGCCATAGGATCAGGCTGTGACATCTGCTGTAGGGTAGCTACAATCTCTTCACGGTTAGCCAAGCTAGAAGATTGGATGATACCTTGTAACAATACAGGGGTAATAGGGCTGTTGCCTAGGGTTTGCATCAAGCCAATCATCTGTTGTTGTTCGTATTCACGAGCTACCATTCCCATTGTTGAGATAGGTAGGAACTCTACGTCCTTAACTGGGTAACGATCAGGGTCAAACTGCATGAATCTCCAAGCAGCTTTGTTGATGAACGGAATAAGGAAGTCTTCTTGGAAGTGAATAAGCGTTCTCTTGCTTTTCTTCATCAAGCCTGATAGAGCCATTGAGAGCCCTGCTCCTGACGCTTCACCGGCAGCTACTTGGGTGGGCATAGAGCTACTATCAATAGTGCCTGTAGCCTGCAATAACATCGCTTGGAAGGCATTTGCTGTAGTTAAGTTACCCGGATCTGTAGCACCGAACTTAAATGGCATCATAATCTCTGATGGATTACCGTTAACCAAGAAGTTCTTACCTGCTTTTACTTCATACTTAGCACCACGTGGTAGGCGAGTTGCATCCATAGCCATCATTGGAGCTGTAGTCAATGCTAAAGAGTCTAAGTGAGCACGAATCTGTGCGTCCATAGCCTTCTGCATGTTGTAACCCTTTTCTGCAGTACCTCTACCCCAAAAACGACCGGGCATAGAGTCAGCTTGATAGGCTACAACTGGTCTATCATTCATCATGTAAGGTGATTTCTCAGCCTTAAGTAGGTGTTGACCGTCAGCAATAACGATAATAGCCTCAACTAGGTCAGAATAATCGTCCATTTGTGAGTCTTCAGGAAACAAATCAACTACTTCACCGTCTTCGTTCTCTAATTCATCAAGGTATTCACGAGGAACTAAGCCATAATAACGGATAACTGGTACTTTGTTATCGATAAAGTTAGATTCTTCTTGTACTGGTTCTAGATCTGAGCTTTCATAGCTTGGTGCAATGTCACATTTACGATAAACACCGTCTTCCATACCCTTAACAATCTGATGGAAAGACATATATTCTTCGATTGCTACCCCTAAAGAGTCTTCTACACTACGTGCATTAGGTTCAATCAAGAAATTTCTAGGGTTAATCGGATTTAAACCGACTAAGAACTTCTTAGTTTCACGTACACCGATAGCTGCAACGTCCGTACCTTCGATAGGTTGAGTATCAGGAGTCAATACTTTCTTCTCTTCGATGACAATCTCACCGATACCAGTACCATATAACTCAGCTAGTAGCACAATCTCATCGATAGAACGCTTGACCTTAGTCATCTTAAAGTCTTCGTGCATCTGATTACGGATAAGAACCACGTCTGACTTGTCTTGGTCTTGTCTATCATCAACGATATCAAAGAACTCACCACGACCAAACACTGCTTCACTGATCTCAGCTTGCTTAGATTCAATTGCTTGTTGCAATGCGGGAGTAATAATACGAGATCTCTCTGAGTCACGCATCTTATCTTCAGCAGCCCAAATACCTCGCCATAAACGCTCGTACTCTTCCCACTGTTGAAGGTAGTTTACATCTCTATGGTTTCTCCATAGGTCTGTATGATGTGTAACAAAGCCCGCAAGCTTCTTGTCTGAGTCTGTTACTTCGTATTCTTTATCGTCAGAATAGTTCTCTGCCATGTTTTATAGTCCTTGTGGGATAGAAGATTGAATAGAGGATTCCATTGGATTAGTATATTGTACTTGTCTCAATGCATCTGCGTTTTCTCGTTGGAAGGTTGAAGGAAGCAATGTGTTCACATCAAAGCCTTGAGAGGCAATTTCGTTACGTGCCGGATTAGCACGAAGTTGAGCTTCATTCATATCACCACGAACCATTGTAGCGTTAGCGAAGGCTTCTCCACCAGTTCCTGTGTACTTCTTGAATGCAGTGCGATAACCATCTTCAGCCATCTCTTTTGATTCTAGTACACCACGTAGGGCAGGGTACGCACCAGTCTTAGAGATAAACTTCTCTGCTAGAGTCTTGTCTCCAAGTGCTCTAGTAAGAACAGCTTTAGCATCTTCAGTAGGGTTCTCAGCTAGTTGCTTGATAGCTAGTTGTACGTTGGTAGGAGTAAATCCTTGATTAGGATTATCAGTTAACATCTTAACGATGTCATTACGTACCATGTTATTGTCTAGGGATTTCTTTAGAGCCTCTGCACCGAGTACATAGTCTTCTTCTTCAGCTAGTCGCATAGCGAAGCTATCACCGAAGGTTAGTCCTTCTTTAGCTTGTACGAAGTGTTGTACTTCATGGAGGATTGTTTTCTTTAAACCGTTCTCTTTAACATAGTCATGTTTACGGTTAATGACTAGTACGTTCTGTACTGGATCAAAACCACCTGCTGTGTTTGATTTAGGATCATCGATAAAGCGTAGTTTCATCTCACCGATATCAGGGTAAGCATTCTCTAGCAAGTCAGCCTTGTAGAGTTCTAAAAAGCCAACGTCACCTTTGATTTTCTCAGGGTCTTTACCTTTAAGAAGTCTTACTTCATCGTCCGGAATTTCGTACATTGCTTTGTCAGCATTGACATCAATCTCAACACCTTTATTAAGCCAGTCAGTTCTTGCAAACTGGTCAGCACCTAGTTCATCGAAGTCTCTCTTAGCGAATGCTAGATCATCTACACTAAGAGACTGAGGCATTCCTGCTTCTTCTAAATTTCGTAGTCCACCTTCACCGATCATCATCTTAGGAGTCAGGTCAGGGAACATACCACCTTCTAGTGGGTTCTGTTGTCTTAAGCCCTGAACCATGTCCATAGGGTCAATACCGAAGATGTTCTTTACAATTTTTAACATTAGTATCCTGATATCCAATCTAAAGGTTCAACACCATCACTATCATCATCAGTAAAGTAAGTAGTGACCGCTAACTGATCAACGAAAGACAAAGCATCTACTAAGTCATCGTGGACTTGAGATGTAGGGAACATTAACAACTGATCCTTAAACTCAGTCCAATCTTCATCTTCGTTTAATATAATCTTACCGTGCTCGAATCGTCCCTGCAGTGCCCAAACAATTCGTTCCGTCTTTTGCTTACCACCGTGAGTTAAGTCAGTGATATGTGCATAGACGTTGTTCTGACGCATACAATCTGTTAGATAAGGCATCACAGCATTTCTACTTGTACCTCGTTCTAATCCTGCACCTACTGGTTGATACTCTTGCAAGTTCTTTACAATACGTTGAGCAGTCTCTTTGGTATCCCATCGTCCTGACTCAATCTTATCCACAAACCAAGTACCATCATCTAACACTTTAACTAAAGCAAAGGCAGACTTATCTAGTTTGTTCTGACGTGACTGGGAGTAGTTCTCATTCTTAAACCCTGAGATATCCATCGCCATGTACCAAACACCACCACTAGGTTCTTCACCGTACTTTAACCACTTCTCTTTAAACAGGTCTGTGCCTGCATTATCAAAAGAAGCTTCGTATTCCTGCTTGAAAGCAAAACTACTTAATGTCTTCCTCGCACCTTCAATCTCTTTAGGATCAATCAGTGGATTGTCCTTAGTGGTAAAGTGCCATGACTTCCATTCTTCATCAGGATCGTTAAGTCCTAATTGGTACATGTCATAGAACCAGTTACGTCCTTTTGGTGTACCGATGAATAAGGCATTACCCTTCTTATCAGATAGAGCAGCACGTAATACTTTCTCCCACGTATCCGCTTTAATGTCAGCTACCTCATCCAGTACTACGAATGTGAGAGAAACACCACGAAGCGTATCAGGTCTATCAGCACCACGTACATAAATCTTAGCACCGTTAATCAGGGTAATATCCATGTTGTTACATGAGAACCACTGATAACATCTCTACCTAAGTCCATGAGCAAGTCCCAAATAATCTGTCTTGCTTGTCCTTGAGTAGGAGCTACATACATCACTGCAGATCCTTGCGGACACTTTAAACCCTCTACGAGGAGAGCAACTGCAGACAATCTACTTTTACCGCAACGTCTACCTGCAACAATAACTTTAAATCTAGTCTTGTCGCTATAGACTTCTTTTTGCCAAGGCAACAGTTCAAATTAAGATTCATCGTTGTACTCTACATCAGTAACTTCAACGTCTACAATCTCTGCTGCCTCTACTTTGGCATCGCCAATTCCAGTGATGTTAATTGTTACAGCATTCCGCTGACCCTTAGCATCTTTCTCGAATAGCGATGTTGGTAAGACACGATCCATGCACATCTTCAGTGCAGCCATCTGACCACTATGAGTATCATCCATTGCTATTGAGACAATCTTATTGATCACTTTATCACCAGTGGTGGCGAGTAATCGTGCTTTTAATTCTTGTATTCTTCCGTTATCACCTTGAGGTCTTCCGAGTTTACCCGGTTTCTTCTTAGACTCTATCAAAGCTTTAGGTGGTCTACCTCTACGAGGCTTGACTACTTCTTCATTCATTCTTTATCCTTAAAGGGAGAACTTGTATAATTATATAATTTCTATAGTGTTCTTAACTAAGTAGAATTATCATTGTCATTCTTATTCATATCTACTTAAAAACCATTACTAAGTAATATTATAACACACTTTTAAGAATTTGTCAAGAGGTAATTGACTTTTATTTTAATAGACAACAAGAACTGTTTCTGATTGTAGACAATTATGATCATTTGTATACTTTAAGAAACATAACTATAAACTTAAGATCATAGACTATAAACTTAAGTCTCTTATGCACATCTGCGGGGTTCACTTGTGAGCTTCTTAGCCTCTCCGCAAGTCCTTTCAGAGCACAGTTTACACTACTACATCTAGTGTCTTTATTATTATCATTACTAAATATAGTACTTAGTTGTAAGTCATTGATTATAATCATTATTATTCCTAACTATTATTCGTCCTATTTCTCAATATTTCCGAGGTCTCTATAATTATATAACTGATCAACTTCATTTCCTTTTTTGCGTGTTGTGGAGCCATAATAACGCTACGTATATTAAAT